TTGCCTACCGTCTATTGGCGTGCATTGAACCAAGGTATTCCAAACAGCAAATCAACCACAGCACAAGTGGACGAAGCTTGCGGTATTCTGGAAGCCCGTTCAGAAGTGGACAAAGACTTGGCGATGCTGAATGGCAACACCAGCCAATTCCGTCTGTCTGAAGACCAAGCGTTCTTGGAAGCAATGAATCAAACCCAAGCAACGACCTTGTTCTACGGCAATCCTGGTACAGATCCAAAGCAGTTCCTTGGATTGGCATCACGTTACTCAAGTCTGTCTGGCGGCAACGCGCAGAACATTCTGAGTGCCGGTGGTTCTGGTTCAGACAATACCTCTGTTTACCTGGTAGTTTGGGGTGACAACACTGTTTACTGCCCGTTCCCTAAAGGTTCTAAGGCTGGTTTGGTCCATGAAGATCTGGGCGAACAGACCGTCTACAACTCAGATGGCACCCGTATGCAAGCATTGGCCACCCGTTACCAGTGGAAAAATGGCTTGGTTGTTAAGGATTGGCGTTATGTCGTTCGTATCCCTAACATCGATGTCAGCGATCTTATTGGTCAATCAGGTACACAGCTTTCAACCGCTGCAACCGCGTTGATTAAATTGATGGCTCGTTCACTGTATCGCATCCCTAACATGAGCATGGGTCGTGCAGCTTTCTACATGAACCGTACTGTTCACTCTGGCCTGGCACTTGCTGCTATGGACAAGAGCCAATACGTTCTGAAGATTGAACAAGGTCTCACCCAATTTGGTCAGCCTGATTCATGGTTGAGTTTCCTGGGAGTTCCACTGCGCCGCGTTGATTCGTTGCTTAACACCGAAGCAGTTGTATCCTAATCTAGATAACAGAGGAGAATTAAAATGATCACAGATGCACTTCTACGGGTTTCAGATGCGCAAGCATTAACGACCACCGCAGTTAGTACCAACACCATTGACCTAGTGCAAGCGCGGGACATGGGCGAAGGTGCGAACTTATACTTCAACTTCGCTATGATTACCGCTGCTGTTGGTGGTACTAGTGTAAAATTTGAAGTTATCAGTTCAGCCGCAGCAAATTTGGGTACGCCAACCGTTATCGCATCTACTGATGCAATCGTCACTGCATCCTTAACGATTGGTACAAATGTTGCTGTGCGAGTAAACCCTGCCTTGGCAAGTTTAGGGCAGCGGTATCTCGGTACTCGTTACACCATCGTCGGAACATACACCGGCGGCACGGTAACTGCTGATCTGGTTACAGACATCCAAGATGGTAAGAAATTCTACGCATCAGGATTTTCAGTAACATAATTTAAAGGAAACTAGCCATGACTAAGAAATACCTTGTTTTAGTAAAATCATATATCAACAATGCAATTCGTGAGGAAGGCGATGTTGTTGAGTACGACACGAAGCCAGGCTCCAATCTTCAACTGGTAGAGGACGATGCTAAAGAAGAGGTTGTAAAGGAAACAAAAAAGAAATAGTTGTGGTGCGTTTCTAGTGTTTATAAAGGGGGATTCGGGAAACCTTTTCCCCCTTTTTTCTGAGGGGAAATTATGGCATCAGAAGTCGATATTGTTAATCTTGCTCTAGCAAACCTTGGAGATAACGCAACTGTAACGAGTTTATATCCTCCGGAAGGATCTGCTCAGTCAGAACACGCTGCAAGATTCTACCCAATAGCACGGGACACCCTGTTAGAAATGCATACATGGGCGTTCACCACCAGACGAGCAACCCTTAATCTGCTGAACATTACAGTTCCTCAATGGCAGTATGTCTACGCAGTACCAAACAACTGGATCGGTTGCATAGCAATCCTTCCGCCAGATTCAAATTCAGATTACAGTTCAATATACTCCCCAGTTGATACTCTTGGATATACAGCCAACAATGTCCCGCTTGTACAGGGTGGCCAATATATTCCACAACCATATCAAGTAGAGTCTGCTGATGATGGCTCAGACATTATCCTTACAAATCAAGAGAATGCGATACTTAGATATTCTGTATCGGTAACTGATACCACAAAATTCACCGCTATGTTCACCATGACCTTGGCCTGGCACCTGGCATCGATGCTTGCCGGTCCAATAATTAAAGGCGATATCGGGGCAGCGGAAGCGGAAAGATGTGCAAAAATGATGGCCATCTATTTACAGAAAGCGAAGGAATCTGATTCTATTGATCGCCAGGTTAAGCCGGGTCATATAGTTTCATGGGTTGCCGGACGATAAGATGCCAAATATAAAGATATTTAAAGGATCTTTTTCTGGTGGTGAGATGTCACCAGATATGTTCGGGCGTATAGATGACGGTAAGTATCAGAGTGGAGTGGCAAAGTGCAGAAACTTCATAGCAAGGCCGCAGGGTCCGGCAGAGAATAGGGCTGGATTTGCCTTTGTAAATGAAGTCAAGAACTCAAATGTTGCAACTCGCTTAATACCGTTCACCTACTCAACCACCCAAACCATGGCGATTGAGATGGGTGCCGGGTATTTCAGATTCCATACCCAGGGAGCGACTCTACTAGCAGGGTCTCCAGCAGCGTACAGCGGTGCAACAGCGTACATTGTCGGTGGACTGGTCAGCTCTGCCGGGATTAACTACTACTGCATACTAGGAACCACCGGGAATGCCCCTCCGAATGCAACTTACTGGTATCCATTACCAAGTATTTACTACGAGATTCCAAATCCATACGCTGCCGCAGATCTGTTCGATATCCACTATGTACAGTCTGCTGACGTTATTACTTTGGTGCATCCAACGTACCCTCCAAGGGAATTAAGAAGGAATGGCGCTACCAACTGGACCTTACCAACCATTAATTTCACGCCACCTATATCGGCCCCAACAAGCCCAACGGTAACATCGACAGGGTTTACTGCTCCAGGGAAGTACAACGCATACTACACAGTAACTGCTGTGGGGGCTGACGATATAAGTCAATCTGCTGCCAGTACCAACGCACTGGGACTTTCATTTAACATCACCGGAATTACTATTGCCAATCCTGGCGTGATCACAACAGCAGCCCACGGTCTTGCGGTTAACGACCGAGTGTATATATCTGGGATCACAACCGGTCCAACAGCATTGAACGGGAACTTCTACCTGGTTAATACGGTTCCTTTAGCGACAACTCTGACACTGAAAACTGAAGCTGGCGTAGTTGTGTCTACTGCCGCAATGCCAGCATGGGTTGCTGGTGGAACTGTAAAGCTTGCCTTTATAAGATCGAATCTATTTGAGACTGGGTGTACTAATTTCATAAGCTGGGATGCTGTTAGTGGCGCGACCAGGTACAGAGTCTACAAATTACAAGGCGGGATATATGGTTACATTGGAGAAACTGGTGGCCTTTCAATTGTCGATGACAATATTGCTCCTGACCTGGGGGTAACTCCACCAACCTATGAGAGCGCGTTCAACTCGGTAGGAAACTACCCAGCAGCCGTTTCATATTACGAGCAGAGAAGGTGTTTCGCAGGGACTACATTAGAGCCACAGAAGATCTGGATGACCAGGTCCGGGACTGAATCAGATATGTCCTACTCTCTGCCAATCAAGGATGACGATAGGATCGCATTCAGAGTGGCCGCTCGTGAAGCGAATACGATTAGACACATTATCCCCCTCACTCAACTTCTATTGCTCACATCAGCCGCAGAATGGAGGGTCACATCAGTCAATTCAGATGCGATCACCCCATCGACGATCAGCGTTAGACCCCAGAGTTATGTCGGATCTAGCAATGTGCAGCCGGTGGTTATTAACAACACCTTGGTATACGCATCATCCAGGGGCGGCCATGTCCGTGAGTGCGGTTATAACTGGCAAGCGCAGGGATTCATTACCGGAGATCTGTCAATTAGAGCGGCTCACCTGTTTGACACATACACAGTTACCGATATGTGCTACTCAAAATCTCCGCTTCCGTTAATTTGGATGGTCAGTTCCACCGGAAAGCTTCTTGGCCTTACATATATCCCAGAACAAAGCATTGGTGCCTGGCACTGGCATGACACTGACGGAACATTTGAGAGTTGCACGGTAGTTGCTGAAGGAACGAATGATGTTCTTTATGTGATAGTCAAAAGAACTATCAACAACGTAACGAAAAGGTACATTGAGCAGCAGCAGCCAAGAATATTTCCAGAGCAGAAGAATGCATACTTTGTTGATTGCGGCGGGATATATGACGGGACGAATACTTCTGTAACCACCGTTACGGTAAGCGGAGGTACTTTGTGGGGTCCATCTGAACCGCTAACAATAACCTCATCAACAGCGCAATTTAACTACCCATCGCAAGCTGATGTCGGTGACGAGATAGTTATTTATAGTGCGGACGGGGTGACTGAGTACCATCTTTTGATTACCTCTACTACATCAACAACCGTAGCAACTGCAAGAATTGACAAGATATTAGAGGTCGCTTTAAGGAATGTTGCCACCACCGACTGGTCATTCGCACGAAATATAATCACCGGACTCTCCCACATTGAGGGGAAGGTAGTTAATATTCTTGTAGATGGGGCGGTGCATCCACAGAGAACCGTTTCTAGTGGGTCTGTGACGCTCGACAGGGCGGGATCGTACATCGTCATAGGCCTTCCTATCACCGCAGATCTTCAAACGCTACCGGCGGCCTCTCAGATGGACAGTGCATTTGGCCAAGGGCGGTACAAGAATATAAACAAGGCTTGGATCAGAGTCTACAAATCGTCCGGATTATTCATAGGTCCGGATGAGGATAACTTGGTTGAGGCAAAGCAAAGAACTACTGAGCCATACGGATCACCACCAGCACTGAGGTCACAAGAAATTCTAGTGATGACAACTCCAACCTGGGCAGATGGTGGCCAAGTCTACATTCGTCAAACGGATCCTTTGCCTCTGAGTATAGTTGGGCTGACTCTTGAGGTCGCTGTCGGAAGTTAGTATCCGTATCACTGTTGGTTGATGTTCCAATACAAGAAAAGCGAGGAATAAAATGGCGGCAATTGCTAATAGTGGCGCAGTTCCAGGGAACCAGTGGGGGAGCGACCTGGATTGGTTCAAGCCGATTGTTAACCCGTCTGCCAGTGGCGGCGCGAAAGGTGGTGGCGGTGCCGGTGGAGGCGCTGGAGCCATGAGCAATATTGGCGTTGGCATGGCCATCATGGGAATGATCCAGAGCGGGATAGGAACATTCTACGCGGCCAAGTCAAATAAGAATCAGTTGAAGTCTCAGGCAATGACCTTTGACTACCAGAAGCAGATGTCAGCATTGAACGCCAGGGCCATGGAAGACTCTGCCCAGCAAATACTTCGGGCCGGAGAGTTTGATATTGGCAGAATGACTCTCAGGGCTGGGCAAGTAAAGGCATCATCAAAAGTAGCGCAAGCTGCTCGTGGAGGCCAGATTGGAACCGGATCTAATGCTGAAGAGTTGGCATCTCTAGAGTTAATGAAGCAGACCGATGCGCTCACCATAAACTCAAATACTGTACGGGCTGCATGGGCCGCCAGAACTCAGGCTCAAAATTACGAGGCACAGGCTGCAATGGCTGGGGTATCTGCATTCGGAGCAAGATCGGCAGCAAGTCAAATAAGTCCATTCAGTCAGGCCGGTACAAATCTTATGTCTTCCGGCGGGAATGTTGCTTCAGCATGGTACAACCTGGAGATGTCCAAGAGATACATGGGCGGTATGTTCATGCCACAAAACTAAGGTGATATAGATGCCACAAGTTCCATATGAATTAACGCAAGGACTCAATGTAGTAAACCCTGGAATCAGAGAAGGGGTTGATGTTAAGACATATCCTAACCTCCAAGCAGAACAGATGGTCGAGTCTGGAAGGCAGATGGTATCGTCAGGCACCCATCTCAAGATTATGATGGACCAGGTCATGCTTGACCGCGCAGAAACAAACGCAAAAGATCACGATAACAGAATAGCTGACGAGATTAGGGTGAGAATTTCAGATCCCAATACGGGATACACCGCGCAGTCAGGGAAGAACGCTGTTGATCAAAGAGAGCAATTTACAGAAGGTCTTAATAAATATGTTAAGACATATGTGTCCGGGATTAAAGATCCGCTGGAGGCTGGCCTTGTTTCGAGAGCCGCCAATGCTAGGCTGCAACACGCATATCAAACTGTAGACTCCCATGCCTTCGCCCAAGGAAAGGTCTATAAAGAGTCGGTATTCGTGGCCAGTATGCAATCATTTACAAATGATATAGCCCAAGCAATGAAAGAGCATTATGACAATCCGGCAACCAGGAATGGGGACCCATCCAAACAAGTCGCGGCTCTCACCAATGCAAGAAATGCGGGGTTTAAACAGCACTTCGCTGATCTTGGTATAGACGAGAACAACCCAATTTACAAGAATGCACTCATGCAACTAGATACCAAGACCGCTCAAGATGTTGTTGGCAATTGGGTAATCCAAGGAAAGACTACTCTTGCCAGGGGATATCTTGAGGCGAACAAGAAGCAGATAGATCAAACAGCAATGAACCAAATGACTCAATTAGTTGATATCGCCGCACTCTCTAAAGAGTCTGTCGTGCTATCTAATACGCTACCTGGAAGCTTTGTTGATAAGCAGAATAAACTAGACAGTATGTTAAAGAACGAGTCTATAAGTGATAATCTGTATCGCGCAACATCGCAACAAATAAACAAATTGGAGTCCGAATTTAAGCAAAGAACATCTGAAAGCCATGCGAATATAGAATCTGGCGCGTATCAAGCATTAAACAGCAATCCATTTATGAAGATTGGAGACTTGCCAGCAGCCCAGCAATTGGCAATAGATAAAGTGCCTGGTCTGCGGGGTAAATTAAATAAGTACGATAGGGATGGGAAGCGGTTCAATACTGATGCTGACATTTACAATACTTTGGCTTCTGCTAGTCCAAATGAGTTAGCTAAAATTTCAGATTCTGACTTTTATAATAATTTTAGATCTCGACTTTCCAATGAAGATTACGATGCAATGTTCACAAGAAGATCTTTTGGCTTGGGAGCGGATGTAAAGGGCGGGACCAGTGTAGTCTCGACACAAGACCAGATAACGCGCTCACTAAGGGATGCAGGAATTCTGCCAGCAGAGAAGGGTCAAGGGAGTGCTAAGGAACAGCAACGGGCCTACAGTTTAACGATAGAAATAGAGAGGCAAATTAAGGCTGAAGAGGTAAGTATCGGGGCTAAATATGGCCTGACTGAACCGAAAAACAGGGAAATAATAGACCGTGTTTTATATGATGACCTTAAAAATAAGGTGCCAGTGAAGGGGATGCTATATGGCACTAATGAAGTTCCCTTATCCACTCTTCCCCAACAGGATCAGCGGGTTATTCGCGCATTGGATAAGGCGGGACTCCCACGGACAAAATACAATATAGATCTAGTTAAGTCAAAATTAGGGATAGAGTAAATATGGCAGAGCCAATGAAGTTGGGAATTACCGTTCCAGGAGCCA